TCGCTGGAACATTCACAGGAGATGTTACTGGTGACGTAACTGGTAATGCAGATACGGCAACTGCACTTGCAACTGCAAGAACAATTGCTGGACAATCATTTGATGGTTCTGCAAACATTACAATTGCAAGTACAGACTTGAGTGACACTGCAAGTATCGTTCTTGCAGCTGAGACTCAGACACTTACAAATAAAACATTAACTGCACCAATCGTTGGTGGGGATGTGACAACTGCATCTGGTAATCTTTCACTAAACTCTGCAACACAGATTGTAGAAGTTAAGGGTGATGGTTCATCAGTTGAAGGACAGATTAAACTTAACTGTCATGCAAACTCACATGGACAAACAATTAAACCTCAACCACATAGTGCAAGTGTAACGAATACAATGTTACTTCCTGCTGGTGTAAGTTCTACATTGGTAAGTTTAGTATCAACTGATACACTTACTAACAAGACTTTGACATCACCTACTATTACTGGTACAGGTGCAATCGCTGGTGCATCATTCACTGCATCTAATCATGTTCAATTAGCAGTACATGCAACAACAACTGCAAGAGATAGTGCAATATCTTCTCCTGCTGCTGGTATGATGATTTACTTGACTGCAACGAATAAAGCACAAGTGTACAATGGTACTGCTTGGACAGACTTACATTAAGGATAGATAACAATGGCAATTGATAAAATTACAGCAAGTGGACTTGGAGATGGAGGAGTCTCAACTGCTGATTTGGCAGATGGTTCAGTTACCGCTGCAAAACTAGATGCAGCTGCAGTAACTCCTGCTGCTGTTTCTGATACAGATAACACTTCTACTGGTGGATTCAGTCTTCCTGCTGGAACAACTGCACAAAGACCAGGCAGTCCAGATGATGGTGAGACAAGATACAACTCTGACACTGGTTCTATAGAATTCTATGAGGGAACAGCTTGGGTTTCAACTAACCTTATTCCTACAGTAGATTCTGTTTCTGGTAATATTGGTGATGCATATGCAACAGATTTAACACTTTCTCTATCGAATGCAACAGATACTATTGATGTTGTGTTCAAAGAATCTGGTGTTGAAGTTGCAACCGTTTCTGGTATTACAGTATCTTCTGGTTCTGCAACAGTAACAGTTCCTAGTGCTGTCTATGGACAGACTGCTGGAGATACTATTGTAATTAGTATACTAAACTCAGATGGAACTCCATCTTCTAATTCACAATCTAAAACTGTTCTTGCCGCACCTTCTGGTGGAACAATAACTACTTCTGGTGGGTATCGTTATCATAAATTTACTTCATCTGGAACATTTACAAATACTGCACTGGTTTCATCAGTAGACTTTCTTTTAGTTGCTGGTGGTGGTTCTGGTGGCCTTGACTCATCTTGGCAAGGTTCTTGGGCCGGTGGCGGCGGTGCTGGTGGACTTATTCAAACTAATTCTCAATCGGCATCTGCTACAACATATTCAGTTGTTGTGGGTGCTGGTGGTTCTCACAAAGCATCAGGTTCAAACTCTACTGCATTTGGTTCGACTGCAACTGGTGGTGGTTATGGCGGTGCGAATAATGAGTTAGCATCTTCTGGTGGTTCTGGTGGTGGCGGTGGTGGTGACAACGCCGTTTATGAAACAGCTGGTACTGGAACTTCTGGACAAGGTAATGACGGCGGTGACGGTTATGACCCAGCACCAGAGGGAGCTGGTGGCGGCGGTGGTGCTGGACAAGTTGGTAGCGATGCTGGAAATGGTGGCCCCGGCGATGGTGGAGATGGACTACAATATTCTACATGGGCAACTGCAACTTCTTCTGGAGATTCTGGTTATTATGCTGGAGGCGGTGGTGGTGCTGCTGGACGACCAGACGTAGGTGGTTCTGCCTATGGTGATGGTGGTGCTGGTGGTGGAGGCCGAGGTGGTTCTGGTTATTATGCAACTAATCAGGCTGGATTTTCATCAACATATCAGTATGGAGTAGACGGTTCTGCAAACACTGGTGGTGGTGCTGGTGGTTCTGGAACAACTAATGGTGGTTCTGGTATTTGTCTAATTCGGTATGCGATTTAAGGAGATTATATAGATGGCACATTACGCAAAAGTATTAAATGGTAAAGTTACACAAGTTATTGTAGCAGAACCAGATTTTTTTGACAATTTCATTGATGAAACTCCTGGCAAATGGATTCAAACATCATATAATACTAGACATGGTGAACACACTCTTGGTGGAACTCCTCTTCGTGCAAACTTTGCCGGAGTGGGATATAATTATAATAAAAATGCAGATGCTTTCTATGCACCTCAACCATATCCAAGTTGGACACTAGATGAAACAATTTGGGATTGGGAAGCTCCTGTTCCACACCCAACAGAGGGTGGACGCCATGAGTGGAATGAAGAAACCCAATCTTGGGATGCGGTTGAGTAAACTCACCTAAATAAAAGTATAAAAGGATAATGGAAAAATAAAATGGCAGCGATTATTACAGAAAAATTTAGATTGCACAATGCAGAACAGTTTCACGAATCGTTCTCTGAAGCAGCTAAATCTACATACTACCTTTTCATAGGTAAGAGTTCACCGTTTACAACCAGTACATCTGGTGGTAACGACAACGCACCCCCAACACCTAAAGACGATATAACAACAGAATTTTATAAGTGGGATTCAATGCTTGCTGCTAAACTGATTTCTTCTTCTGATGTTTCTTTTGTTGTACCTCGTAGGAACTGGGCAAACAATACTACTTACGACATGTACGAACATGACATAAGTGCAAGTAATACTACAACTAGTGGTGCGTCAAACTTATTCGATTCAACATTTTACTTTATGACTTCTGATTACAGAGTATATAAAGTACTTGACAATAACAACGGTGTAGCATATAGTGGTGCAGAACCTACGTCTGAAGTTACAGGCCCATTTGAATTGGGTGGATATACTCTACAGTATATGTACAAACTTACAACTTCAGAAGTTCAGAAATATCTTACTTCAGATTTTATTCCAGTATCAACTGACTCTTCAGTTGGTGCAGCTGCAGTTGATGGTTCAATCGACACGGTTCGTGTGACTGCTGGTTCTGGTTATACAGACGGAACATATTATGCAGCGATTGACGGTGATGGTACAAATGCTGGTGGAGCATCTGGTGGTGTTGTTGAGATTAAAGTTAATGGTGGTGCAATTGTAAAACAAAGTTCAACAGGTTCAAATGTTTATGCATCTGGTGCTGGGTATACATTTGGTGTAGTTGATTTAGGTGCAGTGTTTAGTAACACAGGATTAACCACAGCTGCAAATATCGGTTCTGGTTCTGGTGGTAAAGTAGAACCAATTATTTCACCAAAAGGTGGACATGGTGACGATGCAGTAAAAGAACTTGGTGGACATTATGTAATGATGAACGTCAAACTTGAACAAGCAGAAGGTGATGACTTAACAATCGCAAACGACTTTAGAGAAGTTGGTATTGTTAAAGACCCTTATAATTTTGGTACGACAACAGTTTCTAGTGCGTCTACTCGTAGACAAACATATGCAGTTAAACTTGCAGCAAACCCATCTGCCCCATATGAGATTGATGAAAAGATTACTCAATCGACTACAGGTGCAGTAGGAAGAGTTGTCGAGTTTGATGCAACCAATAATATTATTTACTATTTGCAAGAACAATACGCAAACTATGGTATTGCTTCATCTGGTAATCATGTTCCATTTAGTGGTGCATTCACAATTACTGGTGCAACCTCTGGTGGCGCTGCGGCGGTATCGCAAACAAGTTCACAAAACGTAACATTATCTGGTGGTTCAACTTTAACATTTACAAGTGGATATGCTAACCCAGAACTTGCAGCAGATAGTGGACACATTCTATATGTGGAAAACAGACGCCCAATTTCAAGAGCATCAGACCAAACAGAAGATATTAAAATTGTAGTGGAATTCTAAAACATGGAAAAGACAAACCTTAATGTCAGTCCATACTACGATGACTTTACTGAAGATAAGAATTTTCACAGGGTACTATTTCGTCCTGGCTTTTCAGTACAAGCACGTGAGCTGACACAACTTCAAAGTATTATGCAGAACCAAGTCGAAAGATTTGGTCGTCACATGTTCAAAGAAGGAACAGTGGTAATCCCAGGCGCAACTGGTTTTACAAAAGAATACTATGCAGTAAAACTTCAATCATCAATTTCTGGTTCAGACATCTCTGAACAGATTCAAAGTTATGTTGGTAAAAGAATTACTGGTAGAACAAGTGGAGTTGTTGCTGAGGTTGTTCAAGCAGTTCCAGCGACTACTACTGACCCAATTACTTTATATGTAAAATATGTAACAAGTGGTACTGATAACGTAACTACTGTATTTGCAAATGGTGAAAACATTCATGCAAATGGAACGGTAGGTTCTTTCGGTTCTGGTATTGACTCTGCAACTCTTCAAGCAACTGATGCAACTGCAACAGGTTCTTCTGCAAATATTGAAGAGGGTGTTTACTTTGTTCGTGGTCACTTTGTAAAGGTTGCACAACAAAGACTTATTCTTGACAAGTACACAGACAGACCATCTTATCGTGTCGGACTTAATGTTACAGAAACCTTAGAGACTCCAGAAGAAGATACATCTCTTTTGGATAATGCACAAGGTTCAACAAACTTAAATGCAAAGGGTGCTCATCGTTTAAAGATTACGTTGACACTTGCAAAACTTTCTCTTACATCAACTGATGATGCAAACTTTATTGAATTGCTTCGTACAGACTTGGGTGTACTACAAGAGAAAGCAAGAAACACAGAATACTCTGTTATCGGTGAAACACTTGCCCGTAGAACTTATGACGAATCTGGTGATTACTCAGTTCGTCCTTTCCAACTTGATATTCGTGAAACATCAAACGATGGATTGAATAATGGTATCTACGACCCAGGCACTATTACTGATGACCAAAATGCAGCATCTGATGATTACTTGACAATTCAAGTATCGCCAGGCAAAGCATATGTGCGTGGTTATGAAGTAGAAACTATTGCACCAAGATACATAGATGTTCTTAAACCAAGAACATTTGAAAATTACAATGCGGCAGTTACTCCTGTAGAGGTTGGTAACTTTGTTCGTGTAACAAACGCATACAGTTCTCCAGAAATATCTCCATTTATATCTGGTGACATTGCAGAACCTTACAGACAAATTGGATTATTTGATACTAAGACATCCTCGCCTGGTTCTAAATCTGGTACTCAGATTGGTGTTGCTCGTGCAAGAGGATTTGAACATTTCTCTGGTACTGCAAATTCACAGAGTGAGTTTGGTACAAACGCACAATATAACCTATACCTTTTTGATATTAGGATGTTTACTAAACTCACAATGAGTGGTACTCCTTCTGCTATCCCTGTTGCTGGTGATAAGATTACTGGTGTAAGTACAGGTGCATATGGTTTTGTAGTCGCACATGAAGTTAATGGTACAACAGATATTACAACTGGTACAACGATTACTATTGCATCTGTTACTGGTAACTTCACTGCTGGAGAAAAAGTTAAATGTTCTAGTTCAGCTGAAACAGATGAGATACTAGAGAACTCTAGTAATGCAGACTTAACAATTTCAACAGTAAGTGGATTTGACTTTAGTAGAGTTAAACAAACTTACATGCCTTCTACAGATAGTGGTACTGACCCTCACTTTACATCTGATGTTGTTCTCGAAACAAATACAACTATAGCAGGACTTAACACAATTCTTAATGGTGATAAAGATGCAGTTCAAGGTTTCCAGACAGACTATGGAACAGAACTTGAAGTTGGTGATATTATTTCTATCCCTTCTGGTGCAAGTGGTGCTTTGGAAGAAAGAAGAGTTGATTCAATAACTGGACAAACTTTAGACTTAAATGCTGACGTTACTAACGCAGTTTCTTCAGTATCCTTTGTTCGTAAGAGAGCATCTCTTCGTGACCAAAACAAGAACGTACTTCTTCGTAAGTTACAAAAAAATTCAATTAAGACATTAAAGACAGAATTAAATAACGGAGTATCAGACTCTTCAGTTGTTATTCGTAGGTCTTTTGTTGGACAATCTAACTCATCTGGTGAACTTTCATTCTCTGCTGGTGCAAACGAAACATTTAATGCAGTATCTAATACTGATTATGTTGTTACTGTACTAACTGCTGGTACTGGTGGTACTGCTGTTCCAGGCGATAAGATTGATTTAACTAGTAGTGATTTAACAATCAGTGGTGCTGGTACTGGTACTCTTCAGATTGAAGATAATACCGACAGTCCTTTTGGTGATGGTGCAACGGTTCGTCTTATTGCAACAATCACAAGAACTACTGTTCAAGAAAAATCTAAGACAAGAAGTAGAATGCACCAAGTACTTGTACACAATGGTACATCTGGTACAGAAAAGTATGGTACTTCTGGACATCATAAAGATGTATCGTTGGGTGTTGCAGACGTTCACAAATTATGGGCAGTCTTTGATTCAGAAGATGCATCTGCTGACCCTGTTCTTCCACAGTGGACTATTACAGGTTCAAGTGGTAACTTTACACAGGGTGAACTTATCACAGGTGGAACGTCTGGTGCAAAAGCACGAGTTGTTAATACAATTTCTCCTGTAACTTTTGTTCCAATCAATAATACAGATTTTGAATCTGGTGAAACTATCACTGGTGCAGAGAGTGCTGAGACAGCAACTTTAGATACATTTACTGCTGGTTCTAGAATCATAACAAATAACTTTACTCTAGATACTGGACAAAGAGATAACTTTTATGATATTGGTAGACTAGTTCGCAAACCAAATACAATCGCACCTACAGGTAGATTGATTGCAATTTGTGATTACTTCACACACGGTACTGGTGACTTCTTTAATGTGGACTCTTATAGTTCAATTAGTTATAAAGATATTCCAACATATTCAGCAACTCGTGTTGACCCAGAGGTTGCAGAACCTACTGGTGAATATGACTTGCGTGACACAGTTGACTTCAGACCTCGTGTTGCAGATGCTACTACATCTACACAGACTATTCAGAACCAAACAGTTTATAGAGTAACTTCATATTCATTCAATATTGAATCTCGTTCTTTTGCTGGTACTGGTTCATCGACTATTGCAATTCCAAAGGATAACTCAAACTTTATCTATGACTTTGATTTCTACGTTGGTAGAAAAGATTCATTGTTCATTGCTTCTGATGGTAAATTCAAAGTAGTTCGTGGTGCAGATTCAGAAATCCCACAAACACCTAAACCTTTAGATGACGCAATGAAACTTGCAGATATTACTCTGCCTGCATTCGTTGTAGATATTGCAGACGTAACATATACTTCTGTAAATAATCGTAGATACACAATGCGTGATATTGGTAAACTAGAAGCTCGTATTGAGAACATGGAATACTACACTGCATTGAATCTTTTAGAGAAGGATGCAAAGTCTTTACAAATTCAAGATGCAGATGGTTTCGATAGATTCAAATCTGGTTTCCTTGTAGATAATTTTGCTGGACATGCTACTGGTAATGTTAAACATCCAGACTATAGAAACTCTATAGACATGCAGAACGGTGAACTTCGTCCGAAATATTTTATGAAAGGTGTTACTCTTAAAGAAGAAAACACAACTGATACAGCAAGAACAAACGACCAGTATACAAAAACTGGTGATGTAATTACTCTTCCATATACACACAAAGTTGCAGTGGAACAACCATATGCAACTCGTATTGAAAACCTAAACCCTGTTCTATCTTTTGCATGGGCAGGAATTTGTAGACTATCTCCATCTGGTGATGAGTGGTTTGAGACTACTCGACTTCCAGATTTGATTATCAACAGAGAAGGTAACTTTGATACTGTTATGGCACAAAATGCAAATGCATTAGGTACAGTGTGGAATGCATGGCAAACTCAGTGGAGTGGTGTAACAACATCGACTTCAAATACTTGGAGAGACCATTCATTCGGTTCTGCTGCATCTCGTTCAGTTCCAGGCCGTGCGATTATTAGAACGACAACTGAAACTGAAACTGGAACACGTTCTAGAAGAGGTGTTAATACAACAGTTGTTGCTCAAATAGATACAGAGTCACAAGGTGATAGAGTTGTATCTCGTGCATTGATTCCTTTCATTCGT